GCAGGTATATCTAGGACACAAGCCAAGACAATCAACTTAGGTCTTTTCTATGGTATGGGTAAAGCAAAATTATCTAAAGAACTTGGTATTGATAAAGAAAGAGCAGAGATTCTTTTAAATAAATATAATTCGAGAGTGCCTTTTGTAAAAAAATTAGCAGCAGCTGTAACACAGTCTGCTAGTAAATTTGGTTTTATTAGAACTATAAAAGGTCGTAAATGTAGATTTGATAAATGGGAGCCAGCAACTTTTGGTATGAATCAAGCTATGGATTATAATGAAGCTAAAGCTAATTATGGAAATAATATTAGAAGAGCATTTACTTACAAAGCTTTAAATAGATTAATACAAGGATCAGCTGCAGATCAAGCAAAACAAGCTATGATTGATTGTTATAAAGTAGGTCATTTACCATTATTACAAATACATGATGAATTATGTTTTAGCATTGGATCAGATCAAGACATTGAGATGATTAAGAATAGAATGGAAAATGCAGTAGAAAATTTAAAGGTGCCTTTTAAATGTGATGTAGCTCTGGGTAAATCTTGGGGCGAAGCTAAAGATGAGTGAAGAATATAATAGTGGCACTGCTTACAGAGCCATGTTAAAATTATTTAGAGAGGCGAAAAAAGAAATGGCAGAAGAAAAATACATACCTAAAAGACCTAGCTGTTTGAGATGCTGGGATAAAAGAGAAGTTTGGGTTTGGAAAGATACAACAGAAACACAAAAGATAAGAGTAGACTGCCCAATGTGTAGCCCACAACGGCCACCGCAAGAGTTAAGAGATCTTGGTATTATTTAGTGAAAATAAAACCCATAAGTTTAAAGTTTGCTAACGCTTATGTAGAGAAATACCATAGGCACAGTAAAAAATCACAAGGGTGCAAATTTTGTATAGCTGCGATAGAGTCAAATGAAAATATATTAGGCATTGCTATTGTTGGTAGACCTGTTGCAAGAAAATTAGATGATGGTTACACAGGAGAAATTTTAAGAACTTGTACAAATGGAGCTAAAAATGTTAACAGCTTTCTCTACGGTGCATGCGTTAGGGTATGGAAAGAGATGGGTGGTAAAAAGATAATTACTTATACACTCGAAACAGAGTCAGGAATAAGTTTAAAAGCAGCTGGTTTCATTAATGACAGCATTACAAAATCATTTCCAAAAGGCAAAGGTTGGACCACAAGAAAAAATAGAGAGTGGCAACCAAAAGTCCATTCACTAATTAAATTAAGATGGGTAAAAATTATTTAGGTTTCTTTTTTGGTAATAGGTTTTGTTCTTTTGTAGTCAGCCCACTTACAATTGAATGTTTTGAGTCCGCTTTCAGTAAGAATTTTAATAATGTGGCCTCGTTCGGTTGATTCAACATAGTGCCTAATATAGTTAGGAATATCAGCATACGAATCTCCTTTTTTTAAAGTCATAGATAGCCTGTGTTATAAATGAATTTTTTATAGGTTGCTAGTATTTTTTACTAGCTGTTTTTGAAAAGACCCTCAGATGCATCAAGAACACTTTGTTCATTGATTCTTTTTTTCAGATCTTTAATTTTAATATCGATCCACTTCATGTCAGTCGTTACTCTGCCTTGTTTCAACGCCTGATTCGCCCATTTGGACTCCAACTGAAGTTTCTCCGATACTAACTCCTGTAGTGCCATTTTTTAGCTCCTCATATGTGATGAAAATTCTTTTTGGTGTATAAAGAACTTCATCTTTTATTTCGATCTCACCATTGTTCAGTTTTTTATCAAACTGTCGTAAGGCCGAAACTTCATCTTGAGCATCAACTATCCCATCATAATACTTACCTTCTGATCGTATCTGAATTCGATAACTGCTCATAAGAGATTATATAACAAAAAAGGCCAATAATACAACCCTATACATCTGTTAGTTGTTTACAGGTATATTTTGTGGCAAGCCTATGTTTTTCTACTACATCTCGTGGAACTTCAGTCAAGAGATCAACTGATTCTTTGTGGGCTGTAAGCATGCATTCATACCAATTATCGAATTTTTTAGGAAATTCTACAGGTGGTGAACAAGTAAAATCTAAAAAAGAACACACGTATATTGTAAGTACAAATTTCAACTAATCTCCCATTTAATCCTTGCATTTAATATCTATTTTGCTATAAAGGCTAGACAAATAAAAGGAGTATAACATGGAAAAGGACGACAAAAAACCAAGCACACTACAAAAGGTAGTAGAAAACTTAACGCACCCTGTATCTAATATTAGAGAGGTAGATTTTAAAAAAGGTTCTGATGATATAGTGCAAACACTTGGTGCAGAAACGGAAGCTATTTTAATTACATATGAGAGAGATAAAGGTGAACTAAAACTTTTTCACAATGGAGTAGAAATAGACAAAGCAGTTTTTGCAAAAATAATAAGAGCAGAAACAGGATTTTATTCTTTGTTTGATTATGTTCAAACTAAATTTAAATCATGGAGGGATGCATGGGTAAATTAATTTTGAAAAGCTCATCTAAAGCTTTTGCAAAGTTTGTAAAAGATGTAGATGAAATATTATCTAAAGTGCATACACATGATAAAGAGGGTAACAAAGCTGATTGCACATCAGCAAGTTTTGTAGATAGCAGAGATAGACTTGTTAATGTTGAGATTGATTTTAAAGATGGTCACCCATCAAGAATACTGAATGCTTGGGTGGCTGCAGATTTTGTTCAAGATGAAATAGATAGCATTGAGGACAAAAACGAAAAGGGGGATCAATGAAATATTTAGGAAGATTATTATTGTTATTAGCAATATTAATAATACCACCTAAAATTTTATTTTTAATTATAGGAGTATTAGCCTATACAATTTATAACTCATAAGGAGGATATGTGAGAGTAATGACTACATTAATAATTTTTTTATTCTTAACGGGTTGTGGATACACAATGAAGTTAGGTAAAAAATGCACACCAGGACATGACGAGTGGTCATATGTTTGGTTTATAGAAAAGGATGGTACAAATGTCAGCAGAGAAAACTGTACAAAGTAAAGATTGGCGAGAGAGAAGAATCGCTGCCATCAACAGACAAATCGATAGATTCAAAGGTGAACGAACTGTTGCCGAATATTATGCAGACGAGCACCTACAAATTTGTCAAAGTAAATGTAAAACTAAAGCGGAGTATAAGATATGGACACAAAAAAATGGAAAAGTGTAGCCGTAGATATTGATAATTATAAAATTATTACTGCTATGGGCGAGAAAGGTTTTAGAAGACCAGGGGCAATGATAGCAAAACTTGTTGACTCTGAACTTAAAACCATTGCAAAAAAGACAGGTAAATCGGTTGATAAACTTAGGGCTGATTTATTAGTACAAGGAGGACGTAAATTAAATGGACGATAGTAATAATAAAACGACAAAGAATGAAAAGATAACAATCGAGATCAATGAGTCCACAAAAGGTAAGACCCATGCTATGGCGATAGAACTAGCGCTTACATTAAGCAAACAGTTAGAACCATGGAAAAGGCACGTAAAAGGGCTGACGATAAAGAAAAATAATAGAATTTTCAAAAAAGTATCTTAATCAAGATATTGTGGGGTAGGTATAAGAAAACACTTGATCTTGTGCCTACCTTTTGTTACAGATCACATGTATTCCTCATAACCTTATGAAAAGTAGAGGTTTCAATCTACTTAGATTACCGAACACCGAACAGAACATTTTTTTAATTATTAATTAGGAGATTGTTTTGGCAGAAAAAAAGCGAAAGCCATTGAGCGAAGTATTTGATCAGGGTTTAGAAAAGTTAGTGATGATAAGTCCTAACAAAAAAACCTATGATGAGATTACTTCAATAATGTTTCAGCTTTATAATGGTAATGATTACGGTATGGGGAACTATAGTCTACAGTTTTTTGATAAAACTGAGAGAGCTTGGCGACAAGGACGAAAAAAAGTTGCAAAAAACTTAGGATTGTCCTTGGTTAAGAATGTATAGCCACCAGTTACCATATCCATATCTAGTCCTTTCCAAAACTGGTGGTTATGCAAATGAGTTTATTCGATAAAGTTTATGATCAAGGGCTGCATGATGTTGCAGCAATGGACGGTTACGAAAGAACTCAATTCATGAACGATATTTATAACGACTATAAAATGTGTAAAGATCTCCGACAAACGCGCATGGAGGCATTTTATCTTGAGTTACTCACCAAACTTATTAAAGATTATGGGAACTAGTATTGCTACAGAAATAGTAAAGACACCTCCTAGATCTGAAAATAGATTATATCAAGCTATTATTGTTCAGGCCTTTGAAGATTGTTTGTATACATTGGGCGGTAAAAATGAGGCTTATAATAAAAAAGAAGCTCATGAGTGGTTTATGAATAAAGGCAAAGATTTTACTATTATTTGTGATCTTGCTAACTTAGATCCTGACCGTGTTCATGCTAGATATAAGTGGTGTTTAGAGAATAAAGTGATTGTTTTCACAGAAATACAGTGCTATTGGATTGAGTATAAGAACGAATATAAAAATTATAGGGCGGCTAATTCTAAAGAAGATAGAAGAAGCATTAAAGAAAGGATCGACCAGATAAGATATAAACTTAAACTAAAGGATAAAAAGAAATGAGACTAAAACTATTAAAAGCATTAGAAGATAAATATCATAGTAAAATTAGTGAAGCTGAGGCAACGATTGAAATATACCTTACTAAATCAGTAGGGATTGGTGAACATCCTCAACACGTGGATGAGTTAGATAAGCAAGTTGATATTATTGCTCAGAATGAAGAAAAGTTAGGTGTTATACATAGATTAAAACAATGAAAGAACTAGTTATTAGTTTAATGATACTAGTGGGTGGTAATAAAATTGAGACTAGAGATATTACTATTTACGAATCTTGTTATACATGGTATCAGAAGAACGTGGAAATGAATGAGAAAAAGACTACCTTGTTTAGCCGAAGATCTTATCATTTGTACGAGGGCCAACGTGTTGTTGGTTATATTTGTAGTGATAGGATGCCTAAATGAGTATTAGAAAAAAAATTTGTGCGAGATTAAGATTAAACTGGATGAGAACTGCTTACGTAGGTTTGGCATTTGTCTGGTCTTTTTTAATTTATGTCCCCTTTAAATAAAATAAACATTGCAGCTTTAAACTGGGAAAGAACTAGAGATCCTAAATATAAAAAAGAATGGTATGTCTTGATAAAGAGATGGTCTGAATCTATCCGAAAAAAACCCAAGCAAATATCAGACTACAAGTGGCCGTTGTTAAAATAAAAAAAGTAAAATCATCGAATTGCATAATTTGAACTAGTGATAGGGCAACATGTAATAACCTTTTCTAGGGGAAAAGATGTCGAGAGAGCATGCTACCCTATCGAACATAGTTATGTCATGTGTCCTCCTATGATTCGTTTATAGCACAAAACACCGGACAACGGAACAAAAAAAGGGGGCTTCAGTCTCCCTTAGCCCCCTCAGATGATAACAAGAAAATGATTATAATCGCGTAAATTGTATAGTATTCGTCCGTCTAAATCAACGAATTCATCCATCTAGATCAAAGAATATACTATATAGATATTCTAGACCCCTTTGCAATTTTTTTTGACCCTACCCCAAAGTGGTGTATCTGGTGTATCTGATGATTATTATTGTTGTATACCAACACTTATAATCGATTTTATGGTGTATCTGATGGTGTATCCGTGGTGTATCTGGATACACCACTATATCAATATTTCCTTGCGTAGTGCAAAAATGTAGATTTGGGTAATCTAGTCGGGGGTTAAAATAATCTATATAATAAAAATTCGATGGACGGCAAAACTTGAGACTTTAAGATCTCAATAACGTCCATCCCGGATTAAATTATGGCAATAGTTATTAAAGGTATAAAATTACTAGCAAAAAAAGGTGCAGCAAGACTGACTAGGAAACCTAAGTTAGATCCAGCTAAAAGAGCTGCAAACAGAAAAAGAACTAAACAGCTCACAAAAGCTTTAACTGGTCAAAGATTAACTGCAGTTGGTGGAGCTAGCACAAAAGGGCCTGTTCCAATAAAAAAACAATCAGCAGTTAAATCTACTTTAAGCGGGCGAAGTTATACTGTGAATCTTGATACTTTTAAAAAATCAGCTTTGTTTGGAGCTTTTGGTGGAAGAAGACAGACACCAACACAAAGGTTTCAAGATAGTGTAGCTGATTTGATAGGTCTAGATCAATTAAGTTTAAGAAAAGCACATAGAGCATCACATAGAGCTAGAGAAAACAGAAAAAATAGGTTAAAGAAAAAATAATGGCATTAAAATCAAAAGCTTTAAGAACTATAGATGACTTAACTCCTAAACAAAGAAATTTTGTAGATATACTCGTTGCTAACTGGGGTGAGATTACAAAAGGCGAGGCTTGCAAAAGAGCAGGATACGAAGCAAAAAATGATAAGAATTTTTCAGATATTGGTAGTAGACTTACACAAAGAAGACATAATCCGCACGTAGTCAAATATTTAGATCAACAGCTTGAAAAAGCCAAAGCTAAATATGAAAAAGACAAACTTCGAAGATACAAAAGATTAGAGAAGTATGCTGACGCAGCTTATACGGAAAAGCAATATGCATCAGCAATAAATGCAGAATTTAGATCAGGACAATTAGCTGGTTTATATGTAGACAAGAGAGAAGTAAAAGTATCAGGATTGGAGGGTATGTCACGTGCGGAGCTTGAAAAAAAACTCACAGAGCTATCAAGTAAGATCGATGGATTCAACGCCAAAACGATTGAAGCTGAGCCAGAGACAAAAGAATTATCTAAGAAGTTATAACTGGCAATCTTTCATTACTGTATTTAATGAGGTTCATAATCAGGATCTCAAAATGAATTTAGGTAAAGTTAATGTTGAAACGAAAAAAAAGTAAATATAAACAAGCTGTCGTTGGTAATAAAAAATATTATTACTACAGGATATATTGGTTAGATCCTTGTGGAGATGCTGGTCATAGAGATGCTGAAGAAGTTAAAAAATTAAAGCCAGCAAAGATGATTACGCACGCATTCATATTTGATAAAGATAAAAAGCATGTATGGACATTTGCCTCGTATGACCAAGAGGCAGCCGTATTTTCCGACTGTAATGTTTTACTTAGATCCAGCGTAACAAAGCTTGAGAGAGTGCTAAACCGATCTGAATAATTTATGAAAAAACGAGAATCAATTTTGTGGCAAAAGATAAAAAAACATTGCCCAAAAGCTCATTTAATCCGTGTAGAATCTAATACAATTAATGGAATTCCTGACATAAATGGTTGTTTTGCTAGTAAAGAATTTTGGTTAGAACTTAAATCGGATAAGGTTGGATATCCCAAGCTATCTAAATGGCAAATATCATGGATAAATAAACGACTCAAACATGGTGGAACTGTATTGATCTGCAATGAGACCCTCTCGAAGAGAGCTGTCCAACTTTACAGACCGTTGTCCCCGATTACTGATGCTCGTTTACTGAAACCTCGTTTCTCGTTCTCGTTTCCCGTACATTGGCCAGCCTTCCAGGATGCTCTCTGGGAGCTGCTGGATCTCCGGGCAGCCAAAGCTCGTTCTCGCTCGTTGAAGCAAGAACAACGGTTCGTTGTTAATGTTGCATCTGGGGGCACCTGCAGCGTGCTGGACTTGGCAAGAGTATGATTCTCGTTTAATCTCGTTCTCGGGGGCCAACTTTTTCTTTTTGTTTGTGTTGAGCCCCCTTCCTGTCCTGAAGCCGATGCAGCTGGTAGCTCGTTCTCGTTTGAAGAAAGGAGGTAGGAATGAAGTAATTACTTAAGTTAGATCTGGGGGACGGGAACTACGCTGGTGAAGAAAAGCATTTAAATTTTACACTTGACTTTAATCCCATCTGGTCTTATGTATACTTTAACCCTGAAGGCAATCAATCTTTTAGATTCGATCCGATTCAGAGTTATTACAGCGGGCCGTTAACGCTGGCACATTAATAAGTCGCCTATGTAACAAACGAAAGGGTGGGAACGGTCCGTTAACAACAAACAAAGGAGAATAATGACTAAGGAATGGACATATACAAAAAACAAAGACGACTTCATGGGCTCAGAGAATAGAGTGGTAAGAAATGTGAAGACGCATGTGATAAAGGATGACGGCACGGTTACCGTGGTAGACGGAAAGATTGAAGATCTAGATGCAATGCAGAAGCTCGTGAAGGGGCCAATTGAAATCGTAAACGCAGCCATGCCTGCAGCATCGCAGGAGCTGCCGGGATCCCAAGCACTAAAAGAAATGATAGTGAATGAGGAGGGGCTCTTTAACAGCTCGTTCCAAACCAACCACAAAGCAAGGAAGCTTATAGCTCAAGGACTGGGCGTGCAGCTGGACAACATTCAGGACATCCGTGGAGATGTTTTCGTTACTGACGGATGGCGAATCGCATGAGCTCGTTAATTTTAATTCTCGCCCTGCTCTGGCCAAATGTTACCATGCCAATGCTGGGCATCCTGGTGCTGACTGCAGTGGCAGCGTTGTGAAGCTTCGCTCGTTCTCGTTAGGGTGCGCCTTGTTTAGAACTATTCTAAACTAAGTAAGACTGTCCACGAGCAGCACGAACTTCTGGAAATTTTTTATTTGACTTGGGGGTGGGATATGATAAGACAAGGAAGATAACAAAGGAGAATAATATGGGACTAGACCAATATGCTCATCTTCGTAACAGAAAGATAGATTGGAAAAAATACTATTCTGATGATGAGAAAGAAAGCCAAGAAGAGCAAAGAGATGTTTTCGTTTGGCGAAAGCACGCAAGACTTCAAACATTTATGAATAAGAAGTTTGAAGAACAGAACCAAGAACAATTAAAAAAAAGAACAAGGGAAATGATAGAGGATAAAGATTTTAACCCTTTTGATATGTCTCATCTCGGTATGAACGGACATGATGAAGTTTATATTACCGAAGATGTCGTCAAGGATTTAGAAGAAGAGATAAAAAATGATTTTTCTAGTTCGTTCACACCTGACGGATTCTTTTGGGGTCAGCAATTTCAAGAACAATCTGTCAAAGAATACAAGTCGCAAGACTTAAAATTCTTGAAGTTCTGTAAAGAGGCAATCAAAAACGGCAAGACTGTCGTTTATACTTGCTCATGGTAATGGGTGCATTGTTTTTATATCTCTCGCCATTGTGGGTTATCTACATTTTGCTGTTGTTTGATGTAGTAAGTTTAAATTTTGTTTTTAGTTTGTTTTAGGTTTGTTCTTCAAACGACCCATTATGAACAGTTATCAACTGTGTGTTCATAATGGGTTTTAAGTGTTGAATTAGATGTGGGATATGATAAGACAGGCTATTACTAACACAAACAAAAGGAAACAATGAGTAATGCTATAAGAAAACTGAAAGCAGATGAAAAAAAAGTAATCTTAGCTTATGCAGTTAACAAGCTACAACTCAATCGTTTAACTAAAGAGTTAGACACAATGAAACAAAATGTTGTTGATGTGTTTGCAAGAACAAATCAAAACTTGGTCATTGTACAAGATGAAAATGGTTGTAGTTTTGGAGTGCAGAAAATCAGACGAAAAAGAAAAAAGTTTGAAACTGCTAACTTCAAAATAAAACATAATGACTTATTCAATCAGTTTTGTACTGAGATTGAATACAATGAGTTCAAAGCTATTGGTGATAACAATGACAAATAGTTTGATGAACATATCAAAAGTATTAGCCGAGCAATCGGCTAATACTCAACTTACTGACAATGTTAAGTTAGAGCCTGACGCAATCAGTAAGTTAAATTATGAAGTTATGTACAAAATGTTAGAGGGCGAAGTTGAAAAGCTAATACTAGAAAATAATGGCAACCCACTAATTGATAACTTTAAAAAAAGGATTGTAAAAAAATTTAGTTACTTAATCGAAAAGTTAAGTAGCTAACTACAACCAACACCGATAGCCCTGACGGGCTATCGGTTATCTCTTATAGAAGGCTCAACAAAACCGACAACCTGCATTTCTTAATTTTTTCTACGCTGGTGGCGTTCATATACAAGGTACTTGTATATTACAAGAGTTTATAGCAACTTACATAGAAATAGTGTATGCTGAAACGATATGAAATCAGTAAGTAATATTTTATTTAGCATTATGATGGCTATCCTATTCGTAATGGTTTCTGTGTGGTATTTTATTATGTACTTGTTAGATCAATTTATGGATCTCCTTGAAGAGGGGACCCAAAAAATCAAAAAACTTAGAAAATGAATTTAGATCATTTAAATGACGATGAAATAAGAACCTTAATACTCAAGAAGCAGATAGAGTATATAAAGTTGTGTCAGGATAACTTCCTATTGTTTGTAAAAGCTATGTGGCCTGATTTTATTTATCGTAATACAAAGGACCCAGAAAACTGGGGGCACCATCAAATTATTGCAAATGAGTTTCAAGATATATCTACAAAAAAATCTAAACGCCTTATTGTGAATATGCCACCAAGGCATACCAAATCAGAGTTTGCATCATACTTATTTCCT